GTCCCAATGCTTACACCATTAACGGGGCGACACTCAGTCACCTCTTACCTAGACGGGACGACACACAGTCACCTCGCGGGGCGACAATAGAGACAGCACCCCCTGACCCAATGTCACCCAAACCATCAATAGAACCATCAATAGAACCATCCATTAGTAATGTCCCCAACAAGTACAGTGAGATTTGGAGAACAGCAGAAGATCTCGCGAACTACCTCGCAGACAAGATCGAGGGCAACGGTTCAAAGCGTCCTAGTGTTACTCACGATTGGATTCTCACCGTGGCGCGGTTGATGGATATTGACCATCGCACCCCCGAGCAGATTCGCGGGGCGATTGATTGGTGTCAGGCAGACGACTTTTGGGCGGGGAACATTCTCAGTCCGATGTCGTTGAGGAAGCAGTATGAACGCTTACGATTACAAGCAACAAGAAAACAACGCTCAAAGACGGGTGTTGGCGCAGTGATGGATTACTTACGGGGAGCGGAAAATGAATAACACAGAAGCAGCACAGTTGGTCGGAGTCCTAGCAGCAGGGTATCCGCAGTGGCAGGTCACAAAGGAGACCGTCGCGATTTGGGCGGATTTGCTTGCGGATCTAGATTACTCGGCAACTCGAACAGTTGTTCGAAATTGGCTTATGACGGAGGAGCGTCCACCAAGTCCCGCTGCTATCCGTCGCGGTCTCGCCTCTAGTGCGGGTCTCACCGCCCCCACAAGGGCTACGGCGTGGGCGGAGGTGCGTCAGGGTCTTACGACATCAACCAACAATTCAAAGCCCGCATTTAGCCACCCAGCGGTTTCTCAAGCCGTGGACGCAATCGGATGGTGGGAGATTCGAACCAGTACCAATCTCGACACCTTGCGCTCGCAGTTTTGGAAGGTGTATGAAGAATATGCTCGCGAAGCGGATCAAGTAGTTCTATCATCTCCTCAGTTGGCAATCGGAGGGAATGTGAGGAAGTCCATTGAGGGAGTTCACGCCAGTTCCTAAACCCGAACCGAAAAAGAAAAAAACTCCGAAGCGAATCCGCCCGAAGTCAAAAAAACTAGCAAAGAAAGATGAGGTTTGGGGCGATGTTAGACAAATCGTTTTGGCAAGAGACAAGTTCCAGTGCGTCGCTAAGATCAGTCAGTATTGCACTAAGAACGGTGAGCATATCCATCACCTCCTCAGAAGGTCAGCGGGTGGTTCACACGAGCCAGAAAATCTCATTTCGTTATGTGCAGCGTGTCACGGATGGGTTCACAATCACCCCGCCGAATCGCGAGCGCGTGGATGGCTTGCTTCCCGTTACGGTGTAGATGATGGAAAAACTGGTTAGTTGGAGCGTGGAATATCGTGAACGAGCGTGGACGACCAATGCCGAACGAGCGGGCAATAAATGGGAGCGAGCGAAACTCACGAAGAAATGGCGCACAGATTTTGCGACTCTAGGCAGATTCCATAAAGCCCCGAAATATCAATGGGTGGAGATCTATGTTGATTTGGAACTCAAAGGTCCACTACAAGACACAGGATCTTGCTTCCCCTCGGTCAAAGCGGCAGTTGATGGACTCGTGGACATCGGTGTAATCCCTGACGACTCCCCAAAGTTTGTTCATCGGTTATCATTCTCAGCCCCGACGCGCAGTAAAGAAAACATGATCCGCTTGACCCTCGTAGGTCCATTAAGGTAGGTTTGGAAACCTAACCCCCGTTAAATAAGGAGATGAGATGGCGAGACCGCACCGCAAAAAGCCTCCCTTATCCCCCGAGCAAGTAGAGAAAAACGCGAAGGTTTTGGAAATAATCGGACAGTCAACCAAGTCCATCCGAGAGGCTCAAGAAAGCATAGTCAACCTCTCAAAAACCCGAACAGAAGCAGTTTTGTATGCTCGCGAGAATGGTGTTTCGTATCAGGTTCTAGCAACCGCGATGGGGACAAGCGAGCAGACCGTGTACAAAATCGTAAAACCGTATTTGAAGAAAAAGGAGCAAGCAGATGATTTGTAAATCATGCACTGACGGTGGTAACGCTAACAAAATTGGTCTAGTTGATGTTGCTATTGAAAAGCACGGTCAATGTGAATTCAAAGATTGTTGTTGCCAGCATAAAACAAAGACAGTTGTGCCTGAACGAGAGCATCACTCCTCCGAATGAAATCAATAGTTTCAGGTGCGCAGTATGTACCAATAGCGGAGTTGCGCGAGTTTCCGAACAACCCTCGCCGTGGTGATGTTGATTTGTTGATCGAGTCCTTGAGTTATCACGGTCAGTACCGTCCCATCGTTGCGAACCGCAGAACAAGCGAAGTTCTAGCAGGTTGGCACACACTCAAAGCAGCCCGCAAGTTAGGTTGGCAAATGATCGCCGTTACTTGGGTAGATGTTGACCCAATCACAGCAAAGCGGATCGTGTTGGCGGATAACCGACTTAACGATATTGCAAGTTATGACGACACTGCGCTTCTCGATTTACTTATGTTGTTAGAAGATTTAGAAGGTACAGGATTCAATCAGGACGACTTGCGGAAACTCGAAGCCATAGTTACGGGCGAACTCGAAGATGAGATTCTCAACCCGAAAGAAGGCGATCAAGAAGAACAAGAAGAAGATTTCAAGATCAAGGTACAAATCGGCAAGTACAAGTGGGAAGTTGAATACGACCCATTCTTTATGTGGAAAACCGAGTTGCTTGGTCAGTATGAAGATAACAAGGAACGCGTAGCCGTCGAATGTCGCGAGCGTCTCAGATTCCCACCCGCCGAACCAAAAGCAAAGCGCAAAGGTGGAACAAATCTCGGTGCAGACGCAGTGATCAATGTTGAAAAAGTTCCGCTAATCGCATTAAAGCCTCTTGCTGCAAATGCTCGTATGGGCGATATTGGCGCAATAACTCAAAGTCTTGTTTCATTCGGGCAATACCGTCCAGTAGTTGCTCGACGAGATGGAACCGTGTTGGTTGGTAATCACACAGTTCAAGCGGCTAAAGCGTTGAATTGGGAAACCGTCTCAGTAGTTTGGTTGGATGTTGACGACGCAGAAGCGTTGCGTATTGCAGTTATTGATAACCGCACAAGCGATATGGCGACTTATGACGCAGACGCGCTTAAAACTTTACTCAGCGAAGTTACCGATTACACAGGCACAGGTTTCGATGTAGATGATGTGAACGATATTTATGCAGGTGGTTCAACAAAGCCAGGAAGAAGGCTTGGAACTCAGATCAGCATAGTTTTGGGTGATATTAGATTCCGTGTAACCAAGTCACATTGGGACGCGTGGGAAAAAGAATTGCCTCAGTACGACAAAGAAAAAGAAATGATCAATAGACTCCAACTCCCACTAGGGGCTTGTTGGAAAGGACTGGAAAAGGTGAGTATAAATGGCTGATGTAGATCCGATGAAGGTGGTCGTTGTTCCGCTTGGTGCGCTACATCTTGACCCACAAAATGCTCGAAAGGGAAATGTTCAGGCAATTGCGGCTAGTTTGAAAGAGTTTGGTCAACACCGCGCCATTATTGCTCAAAAGGACACAGGCAGAATCATCTCTGGCAATCACACATATTTGGCAGCGCAGACTCTTGGATGGTCAACAGTAAATGTTTATTGGGTTGACGACGACGATGAAAAGGCACTCCGCCGTGGATTAGCAGATAACGCAGTTGGCGATCAAGCCAAGTGGGACGACGACGCACTCCGCACCTTGTTGGAAGCGACTGGAACCGATGTTCCTGGACTTGATCAAGCGCAGGTTGCAAAACTATTCAAGGACATTGAAGAAGTTGTTCCTAAGGAAGCCGTGTATCCACTTCTCGCAAAGCCAGGAGAGTATTACGACTATGTAATGTTCTTCACCGAGTCAGAATTAGACTCATTGTTTATTCGAACTCTATTTGATGGTAAGTGGGTTTGTTGGAAGGCAGAAAAGCGTCCCGCTTCTTGGTCACACTTACTACCAGTATCCGTATTGCGCGAAGTATTTGAAAAGCACGGAATTGTTCCCGAGGTGACTCAAGATGACATCCATTCGTAAGCGCAAGAAGGGCGAAGTCCCTATCGTTATCCCTTCAATGGGCAGACCAGATTTGCTCAACACCCATAAGGTGATGGTCGCTGATCGGTTGGATATTTGCGTACCCGATTCCGAAGTTGAAAAATACCAAAAGACTCATCCCGATTTGTTTATTGTCGGACATCCTGACAGCGTGAAGGGTATTTCCGCCAAGCGTCAATGGATTTACGAAACTTATGGCGATGTTGTAATGATTGACGACGATATTGGAAAGTTCGCTTGTCTCGAATACGCAGTTGGGGAAAAGGCTCGATTCTTAGATCCAGTTGCAGCAACAAGTCTTTGCGACCGACTCACAGAAGAAGCAAAGCAATTCGGCGTATATCTATTCGGTGTATCGGCGAGCGCAGTCCCGCATTACTATGTATCAGGTTTGCCGTACAGAACTTGGGGATGGGTCAACGGAGGCTTCACAGGTCTTATTGCAGGATCAAAGTTGGCGTATAACTCTGAAATCGCGTCTAGTGAGGACTACTGGATAAGCGCGTTAAATGCCTATCACCATCGCAAGTGTCTGATTGATACCCGATATGCCCTAGTGGATGTATTTGGTAATGGAACTATGAAAACGAAGGGCGGAATGTCCTTCACTCGCAACCTCGAAAGAGAAAGTCGAGATATCGAGATTCTCCAGCGATTCTTTGGAGATGCGATCAAGCGTCGCGGTCGTATGGGCGTAGCGCACCAATTACACGAACACCAAAAGATGTTGGAGATCCCGTGGGCAAAGATGATGTAGATTTTCAAAAGTTTTACCAAGAAATGATTCTCAACGCTAAGGAATGGCACGAAGCGAATGGTTGGGGATCAAGAAGGTCTCAATACCGTCGCTACACAGCAGCGCAAGAAATGTTGCCCATCCGAGATGGGGATTGTGTTGTGGATATCGGTTGCGGTACTGGAGACTTATCGCAATTTCTGTGGGAAAAGGGTGTGGATATTTGCTACCACGGATTCGACATAATGCCTGAGATGGTAGATCTTGGAAAGAAAAGGCACGGCGACAAGTTTCGCCAATGGGACATCTATGAAACGCCCCTTGATACAAGATCTGATTGGGCTATTTGTATTGGAACGATAGGTGCGCTCGCAACTCGCGATGTTGAGGAGCGATGGAAAAACCTTGCAAAACTTTTGATGAATGTAGCAGCGAATGTAGATAAAGGTTTTGTATTCACTATGCTCACTGATAGAAATGCTCATAACGAAGCCGATGATCACCATTGGTTCGTAGATCCAGCAGAGGCGGTAGCAAAAGTTATGGAACTCATTCCACCGCAGATGCCCATATCTATCCGAATGGACTATCACCCCCACGAAATTATGTTTGCAGTTATGAATGAAGGCTTTTAGGTGATTCATCTCACATTAACACGCTCAACATCCAAGTTATGATCAGGTAGCATAGTTTCGATAACAATCAACAGGGAGGCTTAAATGGCTTGGAACGCAGTACCGACCGTTCGCGGTTATGATATGAAGGAAGTAGTTTCGGCATTACAAAAGGCAATTCGACGCTCCGACGACGAAGCAGCGTTGTTTTGGGCAGTAGAACTCGACCGCTCGGGCTACGGTCAATATATGTGGCGAAGGCTTCTCATTATGGTTTCAGAAGATATCGGTCTCGCTAATCCCGAGTTACCGTCTCAAATCAATAGCCTGTTCAACATTTACACCGAACTCAAGGCGTGGAAAAACGCGAACCATCCCGAACGGCTACAAATTGTTCATGCGGTGCTTTTGATGGCTCGCTCACCGAAATCCCGAATGTTAGATCATGCTTGCCATGTTGCTTATACGACGAACGACACGATTCCAATGCCAGATTATGCTTTATGTATGCACACTGGTCGCGGTCGTCAGCAAGGTCGCGGTCTCGACCACTGGTATAGCGATGCAGCCACGCTCGTAAACGGTTTAGATCTTGATGATAAATGGGAAGCCAAGTCTCGCGAACTCGCCTACGAACCACCAAAAGCCAAGCCCGCCGAACGGACTTTAGGTCGCAAGGAGTTCACCGACCCCGAAGAAGAAGAAGCCTCAATACTTCCGTTCTAGTCGTTGCCAGCAGTGATCAAGTTGCGCGTTGCTTCCCACCCTTGATAGAAGATTGAGTCGAGTACACTCAAGTTTGGAGTCCAGTTGTACTTGTGTTGCTTATATGTAGCACATTTCCAATCTTGTGCTACAAGTTCAACGCCAGCGTCAGCCCACTCTTGTTTGTCCATATAGTTGAGAGACGGCTTGCCAGTGATCATGCGGGTCGCGCCCAACTCTTTACATAGATCGAGAATCCAGCCACCCTTGTCCCGTTGCTTAGGTTGGAACTCGGTATCGCGATAAATATAACTCCAAAGGGCAAGATTCTTGTGCGCCCAACGGAATGAAGTCTCGCTTAGATCGCCTAAGGATGTATCCTTGCTCAAGATACGAGTAACGGACTCGATGTTTTCTTCTAAGTATGGGGCGGATTTGTAACGAAATGTTATTTGAGACAAAAGTTTGCTCCTCCAATCACCTTTGCCTAGAGGCGTATCGCAAAGCGGTTGTAACTCCTTCCCTACTGATAGGGCTAACCAGTCGGGATTCTGGTTTCCCCCAAGATGGATGTGTTTCATGCCCGTTAGTTTCTTTGTTCCGTCTGTATCAGGCGAGGTTGCGCTAAATTGGGCAGTTGTGAGCAAGATCACTGCATCCGCTTGGGCTGCTCGTGCATAAATGTTGAGGGTAGAGAACGGTGAGGGTTGAAAGATCGTGACAGTTAAACCAGCCATCGTCGAACCTCATACGCCTCAGCCAATGGAACACCAGCCTGCGCCCCTCGAAGTATCGCCAATGCTCGAATGGCTTCAACGCTTCTTTCAGAGGGATGCGGTCTGTCTTGCGACAAGTGCGCTCTCATCGCTTGGCACTTGCGCTCCACATCCTCATCAGTCAAAGTCACATAAAGAATCGGATGATGTTGTTCAGTCTCCAAAGTCCAGTAGTCGCTAGGTTCCTCATACACGGCAACAATCGGCGGGCGAAAGTTGAATGTTCCGCCATTAGGTCGTAATGCAGCGATAGCAGCCTCGGCAATTGCTCTGTGATCTTGATGAAAGCCTCCAGGTTCGGGCATAATGACCATATCGGGAGTAAAGCGTTGGATATGTTCCTCGATGTCCGATACGAGTTCCTTCATAGGCTTCATATCTAGATCGCCGTCCGTATCAAAGTAAAGATGTTCGTAGTCAATCCGCCCATCAAAGTCGTCGAGTATGGACAACCCGTGAACCGCTTCTAGTTTGCGTGTTTCATTTGGCATAGAACCATAGATAACTAAAGCGTCAGACTTCTCTCTGGATAGTCTCGCAAGTAGCCCACCTGTACCGATAATTTCATCATCAGGATGTGGTGCAAGTACCATTACGCGCTTAGGAAGGAAAGAATTGTTAAAAATCATGCTTTAATTACCCCCAGTTAGGAAAACAAGGAGTACAGTATCAGCATTATGGGAAGAAAAACTAGATTAACCCCTGAGATTCAACAGCAAGTAGTAACGGCGATTAGTTCAGGTAACTGGCAAGAGATCGCGTGTGAATATGCTGGAATCCATCCTGCCACCTATTACCGTTGGCTAGAACGAGGACAAGCGGAGATCGAGCGTCTCGAAGGAGACGACGAAGCAGAACCGAACGAGGAAGAAACCCCTTATCGCGAGTTTTGCGAGGCAGTACGCAAGGCTCAAGCGGTTTCCGAGGTACAAGCCGTCGGTCTAATCCGTAAAGCCGCAGTTGACGGTTCTTGGCAAGCGGCAGGTTGGTATTTAGAGAGAAGCCACCCTAAGCGATGGGCTAAGGTTGATAAATTGGAACACACTGGACGCGAAGGCGCACCTATCCAAATGAATGTTTCAGTTGCGGATCTAGAAAACGAAATTGCGTCTCTATTGGAGGGAAAGCGTGGCACAGGAACTTCTGAACCTGATGTTGACGGCAACGCCTGATGAGCGTCGCTATGTCCTTTCCAAATTAGACCCCGAGCAAAGACTCGCTCTTAAACAGGTATTGCGAGACCACAAGGATAATCCGTGGGCGCGATATGTCACAGATCCAGTTGCGTTCATCGAAGATGGATTAGGTGAAACTCTTTGGTCTAAGCAAAAGGAGATTCTCTACTCACTGCGAGATAACAAGAGAACCGCCGTCCCTGCTTGCCACGCTCCAGGAAAGTCTTTCATCGCTGCTCGCGCAGTTGCTTGGTGGGTTTCTTCCCATCCAGCGGGAACGGCACAAGTAGTAACTACCGCGACCACCTTTAGGCAAGTCCGTAACATCTTGTGGAATGAAGTACGCAAAGTAGCCACTAAACACAATTTGCCAGGAGAAGTTCTTTCGGTCGAATGGCAATTAGCGGGCGGAATTGTTGCTTATGGACTTTCATCAAACTCAGGTAATGAAGCAAGTATTCAAGGTATCCACGCACCCCACCTTTTAGTTGTAGTGGACGAGGCAGGTGGTATCCCAACAACGACTGGTCAGGCTCTCGAAGCACTTATGACTGGAGATCACACAAGATTGCTCGCCATTGGCAACCCAAGCACGGATGCAGATTCAACTTGGTTCGAGCGTATATGTCATTCGGATTTGTACAATGTGATCAAGATTGCTGCCTACGACACTCCTGCATTTACAGGCGAAGAAACAGGGTGGTGTCATTCGTGTCCTCCAGTAGCAACACCCCATAAAGTTGTCTCCCATCTAGTAGATAAGACTTGGGTAGAAGATGTCCTTTCAGAATATGGTTCGGAATCACCTTTCGCAGAAGCGCGTATCCACGCCAGATTCCCTAAGACTTTTGCCAATCGCGTTATACCTCTCACTTGGGCGGAAGAAGCCCTCACGAATGAGAAACCTAATGAATCTCTTTTGGTTCGGCTTGGGGTTGATATCGCTTCCGATGGTGGTGATGAAATGGTTGTGGCAAGAGCGGATGGATTCCGAGTATCAATTGTTCATAAGTCAAGTGGAGCAGAAAACCAAAATGCAGTAGATGTTGCTCGCACTATCTTGAACGAGATCCGCAAAGCAGAAATCATCCATAAAGAACGAAAGTTGTCTCAACAAGTTGTAGTCAAGATTGACGCTATTGGTGTTGGTTGGGGCGTTACATCCCTGTTGCAGACTTGGTTCAACGAAGGTAAACATCAATCCATCATCGTCCCTGTAAAGGTTGGCGAACGAGCAGTTGATTCAGGTAAGTTCGTAAATCAACGCGCAGAAATGTGGTGGACAGGTCGCGAGTTACTCGAACCAGTTACGGATGCTCACGGAAACACGACACAGCAGATCCGTTTAGATGTAGATAACAAGACCATAGCCCAGTTAGGTTCACCTGCTTACAAGTCAGACTCAAGTGGGCGTATTGCGATCGAGAAGAAAACCGAAATGAAAGGTCGAGGCGTTGGTTCACCTGACCGCGCAGAAGCAGTTCTCCTTGCTCTATACGAGCCTAAAAAGAATCTACAGATTTCAGTTCCTATCTCATTTACCCAAGAGAACAGTTGGCGGTTGTGAGTCTCTTAGCCTAGTTAGTAGGCATATGTTCTAAAATTAGGGTGTTATTCCTACCCCAAAGGAAAGACTTCCCTTGAAACGAAAAAAAGCGTTTACTTCTGGCTATGTGTTCGCCTTATTTGTGGCGAGCGCACTATTGCCGTTGTTGATCGCAGACGACGCTTATGGTGCAAGTACCATTTCAGGCACAGTCAACGAAAATGGGACACTCAACCTCGCTGCTCCTCAAGGGTATAAAATTGGCGGGATTCAGTTCGCCTCTTATGGAACGCCAGTTGACTATCAAATTGGTTCTTGTCACGCCAGCAATTCAGTAGCCAAAGTAGAAGCGGCGATAAATAACAATTCGTTATCAATTGCAGCCACTAATGATGTATTCGGCGACCCTTGTGCGGGGACAGGCAAAAGACTAAGCGTAGTTCTCCTAATCGAGCCACAGGTTGTTCAGCGTTCACTGGCAGCACCATCTAACCTTCAAGGGCAGATCGATAGCACCACAGTTACAGTTACTTGGGACGCACCAGTACAGGGCAATACTCCAGTTGAGCGATATGCGATCTTTTGGTCTTACAATAATTGGGCAGGTGGTTGGGCTATTGCTTCGACGACTCTCAATGCCACGATTAACAACATCCCATTTGGGCAACAAGTCCAGATCAAGGTTCGCGCTGATAATGATTCACTAGCAGTTTATTCGGGATGGTCTAACGAGATCTCTTTACAAGCAGTTGCTACCCCTGAACCTTCCAGTTCGCCTTCTCCCGCTCCTGTCGAGCCGACTCCCGAGCCAAGTCCGACAAGTGAGCCTTCTCCAAGTCCAACTCTTGTTGAACCAAGCCCGAGTCCATCTCCAACTGTCGAACCTTCCCCGAGTCCTGAACCTTCAACATCGCCAACGAGTGAGCCTGAGCCAAGCGCGAGTCCCGAGCCAACCAGTTCGCCTTCTCCAAGCGCAGAACCGTCTCCAAGTCCTTCTCCAAGCGCCGAACCCGTGGCAACGCCGACGAGTACCCCAGAACCAAGCCCAGAGCCAGCCCCAAGCCCACAGCCGCAACCAAGTCCATCTCCTGCCCCTTCTCCTGAACCTGCGCCCGAGCCTACACCTGTAGTCGCTCCTCAACCACCTGCTGTGCAGCCAGATCCAGTAGTAATTCCTGACCCACCAGCCGAGGAAGAAGAACCTCCTCCACCAGCAGAAGAACCTCCAACCAAGCCAGAGGTTGTTCAACCTCCCGAGGAAGAACCGCTTCCCCCAGCAGTAGAACCTGAACCGCCTGTTGTTGAGGAAGAACCTCCTGCCGTAGAAGAAGAACCACCTGCTATCGAAGAAGAACCTCCAGCGATCGAGCCTGAGCCACCAGTTGTAGAAGAAGAACCTCCTGCAATTGAAGCCGAGCCAGAACCTTTACCTAATGACGATAAGCCTTTACCTAACGACGAGCCGACTCC